ATCTTGAAAACTTACCGAATCTAAGATGATTGGAATGTCTCTTTTTTCGCCAATGGAGTCTATAAGATCAACTGTCAAATTAAAGTGGGGTTGAAAATATGGTAGAATCTGCTCTATAACTTGTAAAGAATCATCATTTAACTTTGAAAGAATATTAAGTTCAAATCCAATATTGTAGGGGACAGGCATAAAAACTTTTTTTACTTTACTGCCATCATCACAGGTCTTAAAAGTTTGTACTAAACTTGCTTTCCTGGTGGGATCATATTGAATAGATGTCATCTCAAATGACATCCTTGGTAAAGTAATTTGTATTGGTTTGTTTAGTTCTGGTTGTTGTGTAATTCTTGCTAAAAACTTTTGACTGGGACCATATGCAAGAGGAACTTTGATATCACTAATATCCAATCCGCTTTGATTCTGGTGACGAATGTGAATGTCATTAAATAACGTTCCAAACGCTATGATTGTTTTTCTGATTATCTCGTGATAATAATAAGTTCCTAGCATTAAAATGTACCAAATGGATTAGTTTCTGAAAAATCTAAAATATCGTCGGCAAGTCTTTCAAACTCATCGTTTTCAGTGTATTTATCATATACATCGTCCTGCGTATAAATCTGAACAGACCAAGTCGCACCAGATTCTTCTCCAACGATCTTTTCTCCTGGCAAGAAAGCAAGCGCAGTAGATCCTATACCAACATTTGAAACTTTAAGAATGCGATCATCATAATCCCACGATTTTACTCTGGCATATGTTCCAGATCTAGAACCTCTAACTCTTTCATTGAAATAATATGTTCCAAATCCAGAAATAATATCTGGATCGGATACAGTAACAGCGGGAATAGAAGTGTATCCTATTCCAGCATTGGATACATATATTGCTCTAACAGTATCTTCTACTCCAACTCTTCCGATAGAGGCAATACCAACGGCAGTTTTTCTTACGGATTCTGATGGAACATATCCAGAACCAGATTCAATAACTCTAACACCCGTGATAGAACCATTTACAATGATTGGTACAAATACACCAGCAACTGTTGGTTCTGATACATTTGCAATCGTTAACTTTGGTGGATTTGATTGAGAGTATCCAGAACCCCCATTAGACACAGAGAATGATGCGATCCCATAGTTGGAATCAAAGTTTGCCTGTATTATTGCTCCTGATCCTGGTGGAATTGCCATTTTTAACTATCTGGGAAAGTTGTTGTCGGTACAGAAAAGTTTTCAATATATCTAGCAACTCCTGTAGTAATTCTAATTTCGGAAAGGAACCCATTAAAATATGTGTTATTTTCAAAGTATGGTCTATAACCAATCGTGAATCCCTGGTTTCCTGCTTGATTATAATTTGTGGCGTCAGATGCTGTATCTTGAAGAACTCCATTCATGAAAATTCTTCCAGTTCCACTTTGTCGAGTTACAGCGACATGATTCCATCTATTTAATGTAAATTCGGAGCTAACAATAACATCAGTATTATCTTGTGCAGCATGTTCTATCGCATTATTTGATGCTCCAAAACTACCCTCGGCATCACTTCCCGTCAACCAAATTTTAAAATCACCATTTGTTGTAAAAATTTGATTTGTTTCTATAACCCTTGCGAATGGTGTTCCACTATGGCGTGTAGATGAATAAATCCAAAATTCAACTGTATAATCACCAGTTCCAAAACTGAAATCTGCATTGGCAGCAACTGTTAAGTAATCATCTATGCCATCAAACCTTATGCTGTTATTTCCAAATAAAGTTTGATCGGATGATATTGATACTCCATTAGAACCTGTGATCGTTATTCCATTACTACTAGAATCTGTAAAAGTTGTTGATCCATTATCTCCACTCGCATGTATTAACAAACTAACGCTTTCAAAATTTTCATCAGTTCCTCCTCCACCACCAGATGACCAAATCAAGGATGAACCTGCATATAAAGATTGGACCTGAGTAGATCCAATGTACATTTGTGTTATGGCGTTAGTTGCTGGCATATCAAGGAAGAACTACATAAAGTGTATTTGGATCAGGTGATGCAATTGCACTATACCCTGCTGAACTAATAAAGACAGCATTTGTAATCGTACTAGCGCCACCAATGTTGCTTACTGAACTTAAAACGATATTTTCAACAGTAACGCCATCCGTGCTTATGCCGGTATAAATCTCATCAAAGTTTGCATTAATCTTTACAGCGCCACTCAGTAAAGTGTCGCCAGTTCCATCATTTGGTGAAGTTCCTGTTGATATCCCTTGCTTAGCCATAGTAAAAGGTTTTCTTTCTATTTATTAACCCGCATCAAACGTATATAACGTTTCATCTAATCCATAAGCAATACTATCAAAACTTAATGTATATGTAGAGATTCCAGGTGTGCTTGGAGGTTCATTGAGAACATTGACAAATGTGGATGATGGGATTGCGGGTGCCTCTACAGTTATAATAGGAACAGTAGAGTATCCAACTCCACCATCTGTTACTGTAAATCTGATTACACCCTTATAAGAGGTTTCGATAGAACATGTGGCAGCTGCTCCAACTCCTCCACCACCAGTTATTGTGATTGTTGGTGGAGTTGTATATCCTGCACCAGCATTTGTGAGTAAGATTTTCTCAACCGATTTTATTCCACCCCTTTCACGAGTGAATGCGACTGCTGTTGCATTATCGCCAGGATTTCCTGTTGGTGATGTTGTGATCCCAATAATTGGGGCACTGGTATAACCATATCCATCATTATTCAAGAAAATCTCACGAATATATCCACTAAGTCCTGTTGCACCTTCAATAGATGCTGTTGCAAGTGCAGTTCTTCCAGCACCAACAAGTGATAGTGTAGTAATATATCCTTCTTCTTGAACTTGGCTATCAATCTCATGAATGGATGTATCAATAATCTCATCTTCATATTCAAACAGTTCACATTTCAGTAAGAAAACATAATTCTTGCCAAGTTGGTAGAACGGATCTTCGTGTTCTACAAACTTAACTTCAAATAATCTTTGTCCAAGTGGGAAATAGACAAGATCTCCCTCTCTTGGTCTGCTGGATAAAATAATCTCACCCTCACCGCTACCATCATCCAATCCTCCCATAAAAGGAGCAATAAAATCCTCAAATCTTTCTTTTGATATTGTAAGTGTGAGTTCATCTCTAACACTTACACCAAACTTGGTTAAAATATCTCCCGCACCAGAATATCCATCGTAGTTATTAACATACGCTTCAATAGCATAGTTATCATCGAATGCAGATGATTGAACCTCTTCTATGATTGTTTTTTTGTTTACATATTTTCTTGGTATGTAGATAACCTCTACACCATGAAACCTCAGGTGCTCATTAACTAAATCCTGAACAAGTCTCTGTTCAGATGGTGTTCCTTGTAGAAAGAAGGGGTTTAGTGCCATTATCCAATAAAGTCGAGAGGTGGAAGTTCATACTCCATTGCCATTCTGGACTTAATATCACTTAACTCTTGCTCTGCTGCTTGATATATTTCTCCACCATTCAACTCAATACCACCAGGAAGTTTAACGCCCCTAAACTTGCTAAGATTTTGTCCCCACTGTCTCTTAATGAGGGCAGTCAAATATTTTTTTACAAAACTATCATTGTATATTTGTGAGAAAGACGCTGGATCAAGTGCTCTATAACATTCCAGTACAATGAAGTTGTCGACTGATTGAGATCCCCAATCAATATCTAAATATAACCTATCTTGCCTTTTATTAAATCTGATTTGTTTGTCTGTTGTTAAAAGAAAATCGATATCTTCAAGATATGATTTTGTCATCGAATATTGTAAGAGTTCAACAGAGTTGAAATAGTAAAGATCATTCAAGAACAGTTGATATTTGATACTAAACATTCCACCAGAGATGGAACTAGTATCAAAACGGAATATTCTCTCAATACCAATTACTGATTCTGGAACTTGAATATAGTTTGAGTTTTCGTAAAAGTTAAATGTTGTTGTTCCGTAACCAGTTATTGTCGAAGATCCAGTTGTAGTTACAATACCAACCCCAGTTGTTCCAGATGCTCTTCCTCTATCAATATCATCTTGTGTGATTTTGTACTTCAAGTACATTTTTTCAACACCATCATAATGGCGCTCATTAAAATATTGAATGGTATCATCAACCAGATCATCTATTTGATCATCATCAACGTTTATTTCGAGTACTGGAGCACCTAGTTGGCGCAGACAATAATCAATTAATTCTTGTCTAGTTGATGGTTTTGCCATATTCTTACTCTGGTTTTTCTTCTAACTGTTCTCTCAAATCTGCATTTTCTTGAAGCAAAGATTCAATCTGTTCTTTATAGTCTTGGGTTAATGTAGCAAGTTTTGCTTCAAGAAGTACATTTTGATTTGTCAATGCTGATAATTTGGAATTATAAAGTTTGATTAAAACATTCACATCCACTTCATTTTGATTTTCCATTTATTAGAAGTTGCCTCCGTCAAGAGTTGAAGTCCAAGTTGGTTTATTAGTATATATTACCGTTACAGCGGAGGGGATTGAGGAGAGATCTTCAATAAATCCATTTTGTCCCTCTCTTCTGATGTTATAGGTATTGGTAAATGTTCCTTCAACACCAACGAGGTCAACACTACTTGCAGAAGATACCGATGTCTCAACTATACCATATGCACCAGAAGAATCCTGTCTGATAATATCGCCAGCACTCGCAGTGATTGCTGATCCAAGAGACAGAGTGTTCTTCGTAACAGCGGTCAGTATCTGCTTCGATGTTAGTGTTGGTGAAGCAGGGTTATTGGTAGATCTCTGTAATCCCGTATCATCGAAGAATACTACTCCATTGGTGTTGAAATCACCAGACTGGTAGTAAATACCTTTTACATCTAAGAATCCTTTGGTTCCAGATACTACACTATTTG